CTCATTATTCAGTAACCTCTAATGCTCCATACTCTGTAACGTATTCTGCCACACTCCCCGCAACCGCATAAGCTAAAGATGTCCAAGCCGTCGTTCCGTCTCCTATTTTAAGTTTACCTGTATCCGTTTCGTATCCAATCTCAGCAGCTAAAAGAACTGTGTCATTGGTCGTCCAATTCGCAGCCGTATCTCTTTTTTGTTGAAATCTTATTCCCATACTATCCTCTATCAAACATGCCTGCCATGACCACCATCATACCAGTTACTACCATCACAGGTAAAGGTTATACCACCACCATCAAATGTCTCATCGGCTTCTGTGTGCATATAGAAATCTTGGTCGGCTACTCCTTCTTTATGTAAAAATGTAACAGTTTTGGTATAATTCCCTTTATAAACAGCTTCGAGAACTTGGCCATCTACACCACCTGTTAGGCCACCGAGAATAATATTCTCGGTTATATTAATAAAAACAACATTCACTTCTGAAACATCTATTTCATCTGCTGATTCCGTTACTGTCAATGTTGCTGTTGATACTGCCCCATTAATAGTCAATCCAGCAAATATAGGACTATCACTGGTATGTAGGGGTTGGTCAACACTAAGTCTTAAAGTATCCAACGTAACGTCAGAAGAACCACCCTCCCAAGGAACCCATTCCGATAAATCGTCAGCAGATACTAAAGTTTTACTTGCATTGGTAACAACAGGTTTGGATGCCGTCAATCCAGACAGGATTAGTCCTGCATTAGCAAAAGTAGCCCTTAAAGTACCTCCAGTGGTGATTCCAACCTGGTCGTTGCCTACTCTATACCAACCTGTATTTGGGTCTAAAAAATGAGTAAGCGAAGGTCTGGCAGCACTACCATCTGAAATACGTAATGGAACCGAGACATTAACATCAGCATCGCCAGCGTCCCAATCAGTTACTACCATATTAAATAAACGATGACCACTGTGGGTAAAAGCAAGTTCACCATAATCACCACCAGTCATATACATTCCCGTGCCCGGAGCATCCGTAAAACCATAAGCCGGAGCCTCCGCAGAACCACGTCCAGTATAGGCTCCTGTAAATATAGGGCTATCTCCCGTTCCCAACCCCAAAGTAGTCGCTTGTGCCGCCGCATTAGCATCATCCAACAACGCCCTCCCTGCGGAGGTAAAAACCGCTTCAGCCCAAGTAGCCTCAGAATATGAATCAGATTCAAATGCTTTAATACTTACAGTAACAGTTTCTACTGTTCCACCCCAAGTGGTCATTTTGGCTAACTTCAACACAATACTTGAAAAAGTATAAGTAGAACCAGCAGTAAATGTTTGTGCTATCCAAGTTTCCCCATGTGCATCGTCGGCACGATTAAAACCATCTGCGTCAAAAGAACCATCATCTTTCTCTACACCATCTGCCTTGGTCTTGAACCAAACATCATCGTCCTCGTCAATAGTCCAGGATTCACCAGAATCAGCACTTGCATATCTATCACCATTGGCATAAGGATTATCAGTTCTGGTACTCCAATATAATTCTGCTTCCCCGACTACATCTTTGGCATTAACAACAATAGTGTATTTCTCACCTTCTATTAATTCAACTTCATCTCCACCAGTACCGTAGATTTTGAAATCAATATCCCCATTTTGTGCTACATAATCTGATCCATCCCAATACCAGCAAGTCCCATCAGCATAACTATCACCAGAATCAAAATCAAAATGGTATTCTCCTGATACTGCTTTTCCTGCTAAACGGAAACAGTATCTATTCCCGGCAGTTAGCGTAATCTCATCAAGAGTTAAATCACCCTGCCAGCCCGTTTCAGCCGAGGATAAAGAACCAAGAAGTCCCCCACCTAACGCAGCACCAGTGGGTTTGCCATCAGCATCGGCATTATAAAAATATATATTCGATTTTGCCGTTCCATCCACAACAGAATCAATATTTATTTCCAAACCAGTAAGAGTAATTGTTGTTTCTGGAATAAAAGACTGATACCAACTTCTCGCGGTAGCTTGTGCTCCTTGTTTCGTAGAATCAGATGTAGTATAAGATAATTCAATATCTACATCAAAAGTTATCTCTCGTTCTGACCAATCCCCATATTCCGATAAAGTATCGCCATCGGTTGTTCCAGAACATAAATCATCTCCTGTGGGGCCTTCTGCTACTGTTGTATATTCACTGGTATAAACTAATCTATCGACTGCCGTGCCAAGGTTATTTATTTCGTCAATATTGTGAGGAAGATCTGCCAGAAAATTAGAGTTGACGGGTAAAACATAACCCGATGGCAAACTGGTAAGTCCCATTATACCTGGCGGGCCTGCTGGCCCCCGAGGGCCTTGAGGCCCCACTAACCCCTCAAGATTATAGGCTGCTCCACCCCCCGGAATAAAACCAGTTGCTAAATCATTCAGTTGTGTACTTTGTTGGGAAACCTCCGCAGAAAGACCGTAATCGCTGTATCGTCTTGCAGTACCTCCAGCCCCCCAAGGCGTAACAATTCCCAACCCATCTATGGCCATAGAATTGTCTATGCTGGGAACGAACATTCCCTGTAGTTGTGGAGTTGGCACAGCTACGTTTTCAGGGTTTTCTCCAGAAGTGGTAAAGACATCGGCCATATCTATCCCCTATAACGTCTGTTGTTGTTACTATCACTTCGGTCAATAGGAGCTTCTGGCATATAGGAGTAATAGGCCGTTAATCTAACATTCCTGATTTCATTTCGGTAAGCCTTGAGGATGCCAGCAGCCCTTTTATTATTTCCTTCCGTAGCGGTAATTCGATAGGCCGCATATAAAGCAACAACTGTATCCATCCCTTTGCTAATTGCGGGAGCAATCTCATAATAAAGAACACCATCGGTCGTTGTCGGAATAGGAGAGAGTGGTGCATCAAGCGTGGCTTCCCGGGTAATTTCATTGTAGGCCGTTATAACTCGTTCCTGTAAATAATTTCCTTCGACGGTTGTACCGTCAACTCCGAGACTGCGGAAAATGCTTCCGGTATAGGCCTCGTGGTGGGTATCCAGTGTACCGACATTTGGAGTATCTCCAAAGGTAACAACATCCCCATCGTCATTTACGGTGTAGGTTCCATTATGAAGCCTTGCAATCCCTGACGGGACATATTCTATTGTTACTTCCGTGCCTTCCCCATACATACTGGTGGTTTGAATATGAAGGGTTTGGTTCTCAATCCAGAGACCTCTCCCGAGAGCATTAAATTTACTACGGGAATCATAGTAAACTTTTCCGCCAGAAGCATCTCCCTTGTAGATTCCATGAATAGACCCGACAGTATGAGGCAGAGGATAAGCAGTAGTCCCCGATACTATTGTCTTTTTAATCTTGGCAACAGCCGGAGTTCTTGAGTTCCTATTTTTCTCATTAAGAATAAGAATGTAAGCCTTTTCAAGATGGTCAATAATTCTCGCAGGAGGATATTTTGCTTTTTGTGTTGGCTCGTCTGTGCTTTCTCGTACATCGGCAATAGCTCTTGTCAAGAAGCTATCGGCATAGAAAGCCACTGCTCCGGCCCCCGCTACAGCCGCAGATGTAGCAATATCTTTTGTAAAAGCCACCTCACCTACTGCGGAGGTAAAAGAAGCGGCTGCAAATGAATATCCTGAGAGCGAACAGAAAATATAATAGGTAGCATACTCCAGGTTAAAGGTAACTTTTCCGAGTACATTGGTTACTTTTATTCCGGCCACAGAACCAGAACGATTATTGGTAGTATTGATCCAAACAGAAACCCCTGGAACCGCAACTCCTGCCGTAGTCCGAATCGTCAGGGTTACTTCATAATCCCCGACTCCATTTCTTCCGGCTCTGTTTTCTATACTAAATACTGCGGCACAGAATCGGATAGTCCTACCCAGTTGGGTTACGGCATTTACCAGAACCATATAATCATTGCCGCGAGCATAGAATCCTGCATCCGAATTATCACTTAAATCAATCGAGAATCCGTGACAACCTGTGGCTTCATCAAAATCAATTCCGTCTGTGTCGAGAAGAGCGTAACCATTGTCACTTGCCCGCTGAGTCGTACTTCCATTCTTATAGATTTCAATATCGGCTATGGCTAAACCGGTTATTGTCACGGGGTCGAGACCTAAAGTATAGGTGTTCCAAAAAATATAGGCCGTAGAACCCGCCGAGTAATCCCCAAGATAAGGTGGAAGTAGAGTAGGATTAGCCATATTTTATCTCTTAACGAAACCAACTCAAACCTATTGCAATTATTGTACTGATGAAATACCAAACATACTTGGCGTGCGTCTGCTTATGCTCGACCGTCCAAGCCTTGATCCATTTCACATCACTGGCCGTCTCTATAATTAACTTGTCCCGCTGCTCATCAGTCATTACTTATGAGTTCCTTTTATAGTCCCCGCCTTCTCCGAGGCGTAAAAAACGCCTTTGCCTTTCTTCTTGCCTTTATAGGTTTTAATCATCTTGGCAAGTATCTTAGTGCCTTTTTTCGTTAACGGCATTACTTATTCTCCATTATGATAACCCCAGACCAATCTCGCCGCTTTCGCACTATCGCATATTTCTCGAAAGCAAACATCAACTTGATGTTTTCTATATCGTTCCCATCACTTATTCTGTTTGGAAACTGTGCGGTTACTGCTGGATTACGTTGAGCTTCACTAATCATTACAACAAACAAACTAATTGCCATAATGAGCATTAGAATAGAAACCAAAAGGTATTTTTTTCGCCAGTTCATTTTATTCTCCTATTGCCACACGCTGAACTCGCTCAGTTTCCTCAGAATCCTCATCCTGTAGATTGTGGTGGAAGTCACTACCGGCTCCAACAATCGCCTTGCATGTATCCTCTGGGGTCAGAGGGGCAAACAATCTCCGGCGTAATTCCGAAGATTCCTTCCGCCCAAAATTCCCCAAAGACTTCCCGAGGTTGAGCACGTCAACGAAAGTGTCCCTACCACCTCCAACCCACTCGCAGACACAAAAGACTTCGAGCTTGTTGTAGTAGATCAGGAAAAGACACCCTTTTCGTTTGGGGTCGCCTTCTACCAAATGAATTAAGAATTCGGGGATACCGCTCCCCTCAATAATCCGATGCTCTTCTGTATTATATACCGAGAGTGTTCCAAGCATTATTTCTCCTTTTTTTTCGGTTGTTTCAGAGGAATAATATTGGGTTTCTTTTCGGCTTTGGCGGCGGCTTGATTCTTGTTGAACTGAGATGCTTTCTCGAACAACATTTGCTCGCCTTGAAGCAAACCGGACAACTCATTGGCGGTCAGAGGCATCCCATTAATTAATATCCGACCACTAAGCAAGACATTTTTCAAATTTTGGTGTGCTTGTTCTGTGTTCATCTTGTTCCTTTCTGAAAAGTTTATTTTTTTCGTTTCTTCTTGAATCTATCTGGACTAATCCCAGCCTCCCGAAGTTGGGCCTCGACAGTTCTTTGTTTGCCACCAGCCCCTTTGAAATAAGTCGATTGTTCTCCTTTCTTTATCCACTGGGCATAGGATAGAGCATTTTTTCCAGCCTTTCTGTAGTGTTGAAGATAACGCTTTTTCCTCGCGGTCTCTTTCTTTGCCTTGCTCTTTTTCAGCAGAGCACCAAGTATTCTCCGGCCTACTGTTTTTTTAGCCATTATCTTTCTCCCTACTCGTAAAGAGGACAATAATCCACATATATGGTCGTGGTGGTGGCATTTAAGCTACTGCAAATAAACAGAAACTTATCAAATCCCAAGGTTCTCACGTAATAATGACCTATCCTATCTGCAAGACTTTCCGTTTTGCCTTCAAACAACTCATCGTTCAAGTCCAAACCAACATTGTCACAGAAATGAATATCGGCTCCATCTACATCTTGTGCCCCTTGGGATATTTCTAATCTTCCTATGCGATGATAGTGGTCAACCCCCCTCGCTACCTGTAATTCGAGGTTTGAGGTATCCCTCACAGTACCGTCACTTCTAAATCGAAACAAAAAAGCATAGGCACATGGATGTTGGTTAATGATTTTGATTATTTTAGTTGCATCCAAAGCATCCGCAGTGGCAACATCCCTCTCATCTACACCTAAAGCAGCCTCCGCAGCAGTGATACTCCCGGCCTCTATCCAAGGGCTATCTCCACTTACTTTCCCGGTTCCATACATTTCAATCTCCTATAGAAAAAAACCGTATGCCCCCATATCCTCGGGGGCACACGCAATTCAAACTTTAATTAATCACTTGGACTAATCTTCTGTATAGTCACCTTCCGCTGTACAGAGGGTTCCACTGTAGTAATTCACACCCAAACTTGCAAGGCCGTCGGTATCGGTTCCAACCAAAATCGAGGAGTCAGTAACAGCTAAAGGATCACTATCATCCTTAACCATGACGTGATTTCCATCAATCATCCCTTTTGCACCTTCAGCAAAAGTGATGGCCGCTCCTGGGCCAGTGTCAACATCAAACCTGTTGTCAAAGATTCCACCATCCTCAAAGTCGCCGGAGACATCAGCGATATTGATGCCTATTTTACTATCAGCAACCCTAATGATGTTGTTGCGGATGATTGTACCCCGGACACCATTTGGGCCTGCTGTAGCGGGGACATAAATTCCACCTTCATCGAGGAGTTCGCCGAATCTGCAATGCTCAATTATCCAGTTCATCATTTCAGCAGCAGCCACCAACTCGATGCCATACTCAGCCCCCATACCAAGACACATACCAAATCGACAGTGATGGATATGATTGGCCCACAATGAGTTTACTGCTACCTCAATTCCGGCTGCATCTGCCCCGGCTCCGAGTTCAAGGTAGGCAAGTTCACAGTTTGCACCACCAGTAGTAAATTGGATTGCGGGTACAGTAGCACCTTCGGCATCCGCATGTATCCAGGTAGGACTTTTATCTCCCCATCCCCCGATGATGTGGATAAAACTCTTATCAATTACAATCGGATACGTCTGACCTTCGGGGGCATAAGTATTCATGGGGAAGATATAGTCATTTGTATCCTTGGTGCATAATGCCAATGCTGCACTGATTGTCTTTAGCGGAGCATCTGGGGTCTGACCACAACCCGGGTCATCATCGTCACCAAGATTTCCCTCAACCCAAAAAACCTTACTTGTGCCTTTCATCTGAGGGAAATATTTGGAAATACCGCAAGTTAGTGCATACCTCGCACCATAGCGGTCTGTTAATTCATCAATGGTTTTTGCTGTATTCGCCATTGTTTATTCTCCTAAAAATTCTAAAGGTTATGCTATAACGCTGGAGCTACTGCGAGTTCAGAACTACCCTTGTAATTCAGACCCCACGCAGGCCCACAGGCAGTAGTTGTTAAATACGGATTGTTATCCATACTGGCTTCATTAGCCAGAACACTGGCAATATTACCGTCAACGAATCCACCGACCACAGTGGCCACCAAAGTAATGGCCATACCCTCGACATCGGTCTGCAAGATGAATTTATTGTCGAAGATACCGCCGTCACCGAAATCAGCACCGGCCTTAGCAACAGAGATGCCAATATCTCCAGTATTAACCTCAAAAAGATTGTCTTGGATAATACAACCCCTAATAGAATTTGGCCCGGTTTTGAGAGAAGAAATTTCAATACCGGCAGCAGTGAGGTTAGTTCCGAATCTGTTGTTCTCAATTAAGGCTTTAATAAGCTCACCTACATGAGTACCATCTCCTGTGCGGATACCGTATGCCCCGGTCATTCCTAATTCCGAGCCGAATCCACAATCATGGATGTGGATATTCCAGACACCGCTACCTCTTACCTCGATACATCCGTGATTCTCTCCGGCTCCTAATTCAAAACCAGCGATTTCACAGCCAGTTGCACCAGAAGAAATCGTAAATGCAGCGGTGTCACCTGTTGGTTGTACCCAGTTACAGGGGCCATAAGAGTAACCTATCCCGATAACATGAACTTGTGACTTGGAAATGTCAATAGGCCAAGTCTCTCCAGTGGCTTGGTAGTAATTAGGAACGAAAATGAAATCATTCGTGTCGTCGGAACACTGACTCAAGGCATGAGTAATGGTTAGGAAGGGTTCGTCGGGAATCTGTCCATCCCGATTAACGCCATCATCACCGATAGAATCATCTCCATTTACAAAGAAAATGTGGGATTCCGAATTCATTACCGGAAAGTATTTTGCGAGACCGCAAATGGCGAGATATTCTGGCCCCCATTTCCGCACGGCCTCTTTTACAGTTAGAGCCATTATTTTTCTCCTAAATATTATGGTTCAAAAAATAAAGCAGACAGGGATGAAACACCGACTTTGAGAAAGGAAGAAAAATGACTCCCTGTCTGCTTATTCACTTTTTTCAAAGAACTTGACCTCCGCAGGCCTCGTAATGAAAATCGGGTTGCGTAGGTTCTGTTTCCGATTCCAGAATCTTAATTCGGGCTTCTAATACTTTCACTGTCCGTTCCAAGTCTTGAATTCTTTCTTTATATGGAACCTCAAGATGAGTATGTGCCCCTCGGGACATCAAAGCCAAATTTTCGATTCTGTTGTCGTCTCGTATTTCATTAAGATGATGTACGAGTTCATGTGGAAGTAAATTTCTGCCTAAATGCTGAGCCATTACAAGGCGATGTTCATAAATCCAACCCCGCCCATTTGCCGTAGAAATATAGGGATGATCCCAAGGGAGGGATTTGAACATATAACCATCCTTGTCATAGTGGCCTTTACCAAATAATCCTTTCCGTTTGCCTTTCCCGCAACTTGCACAGATTAAATCCCGAGGACGATTGGTTTTTTTGACATACAACGCCCAACGAGGAGTTCCACACTTTTTGCAGGGAGCGTAAATAAACCTCTGGAAAGGAGATTTTTTTCCGATTTCGTGGCCAAGTTTTAACTCATTTATTTTAGGCATTTTATTTCCTCAATGTCACTATATGGTGACATTCAGTTCATAAGTCCTTACAGCATAGTGGCTTCCTGAAGGGACGTCAATTTTACCGCACGAGGATCTGTGGGGGCTATGAGGTTGTAATACCAGAAGGGACTCTCCAGCAAATCCATCGGAGCATTAGTGACCGGGTCGCGGGCAATCATAAAGACACCATCCAACCCACCAAGCGGAGCCAAAAATTCAATTTCCGGCCCCATACTGGCCTCGACTCCACCCATTCTCGGAGGACTAAATCTCTGGATATTGTCGCCACCAAACTTCATGGCGTACAACGTATTGCTCAGGCACATCGGACTCATAATCCACTCATAGGTTCGTCCGCCGAACTCGTAGGAAATCTGAGACCAACCACCCTTAAAGCTCAGGGCTTTACCGGTACGCTCATAGTTCTGCCTATTATTATGCAGACCTGGCTGTTGCAGCCACTTCAACTGAACACCCTGCGTAGTAATGACCGTATCCAAGGTCTCACCCGGATAAGCATCCAGATACCCGCCGATATAGCCATTTATCACGTCGTCCGTTAAAGGCCCAATCACGTCCTTAACCTGAGACTTAAATTGCGGATAAGTCGTCAAACTAAGAGCCGCAGCATTCGCGACAGAACCGCCTAAAATATAACCGGACGATTTAATCCAGTCATTGATTCCCCAACTAAGCTGAGGACGAGATGCCGAATTATAACGGGTTGATTTGGCCGATACAATCCAGTCATCTGCTACTGGTTCCTGGCTAAAAGCATCTTCACCATCCGCCCACTCGAAATCCATCGCACCACCATCTACCGAATTAATACACTTGACGGTAAAGGCTTTGCCGAGATAGTCAACACTGGTGATGATGAGGATTACATAATCCGGTCCGCCAAACTCATAGTTCTTTACTTCATCTCCATTTGTAGCAGGAGCTATACCCGCAGCACCGTTCTGGAGTATACCAGTATCATCAGTGACTACATCAATCCGCATACCCTGGCGGAAATTGGCGATTCGACCATACTCCTCATTGATAGTTATTTTGCCGTATTCCGAATCTGCATCACCAACCCGGGCTATTTCCGAGATTCTCCCAAGGACTTGACTCTGAAAAGTAGCTTCATTTGTTACACTATGGGAGAAGAAACTGGCGGCCTCATAAATAGCTTTCAGTTTAGCTACAGCCTTCATATCCCGTGCCACCTTTTTAATCTGGGCGGCATTCAGCAAATCGGCCTGTTTCCAGGCAGCGGGAATATTAAAGTTTCCCACGACCTTATGAAGAGTGAGTTGCCGCTTAATATCACCCATGTGAGGCGATTCTACAGCATTTGGGAAAATCGACAACCCAGAAGTCAGGGTGCCAGGTGTTACATCCAACATTCCGGTCTGTGTTCCGGTAATGGCTTCCATAGTCGGGCCAAGAGGATCAGCCGACTCAATCATGCCAGCCACGCCGGTTTCGTAAAGGTGAATTACCTTATAGCCACGACCGACACCTTCCTGTTTCTTAACCCCCAACGCCGTCCGCTTAATCTTATCGAACACAGGAGCTATTTCCGGGCCTGCCTCGGTAATCATCTGCGGAAGCTCTTCCCTCACTAAATTATCGAGGGCAGCAATCGCTTCGTTTGCCATTTTATTACCCCTAAACTAAATACATTTACACAATATGCAGTCAGTTGAGGGCTTCAATCAACGAATCCCTACTTCATTTTCTTGGCAGTTTGATATGCCTTTTGCATATACCTTGCAATAAGATTCTTCTCCTGGTCATCTTTCGTCGAAGGAACTCGCTTGATTGGTTCGTCAGCTTGGATTTCAGATGAAAGTCCTGCACCCGGCCCCAGGCCCAAAACGATGGGTTGCTGGTTGAGCTTCTTTGGGATACCAAGTTTAGTCAACTGCGACCGCACCATCTGTACGCTCGCTGTAACCAACTCGGCTCCAAACGGTTTTCCATTCTGTATCTTCTGTAGAACATCCTCAGCTACCATATTCTTAACTTCTGCAAGAACGTCTTTCGCGTCCTCACCTATTATCATTTTACCAATTATCTCATCTTTGTCAACCGCTTTGTCCGATATTTCTCGAATTTCTTTTCGGGCATCGTTGACGTGTCGCTGCTGTGAGAACTCTAAAACAGCCTTGACCTCCGCAGGGGAGGCTCCCATTACCTCTTGAAACTGCTTATTGAAGTCGGGAGTAGTGGTTTTCGTGCCTTTCTGTGGAGAGTCGTCTCCCTTGAGATTTTGTAAAAACTCGGCGGGTTCAATTCCCCATAAACCAGCCAATTCCCGAACATCCGCCTCGGAAGGATTATCTGATTCACTTATTGTTTTTACAAGAACACCTGTTCGGGTATCTTTCTCGGCGGCTTTTGTGGCTGCGGCGGCCTCCTGAAAACGCTTATCAGCACCAGACGAGTGCATAGCTCGTTCCTTCAACTCCTCAAGGGTCAAGGCAACATCTTGGCCATCCACCTTAATAGTATGAGTTTCTGGTTTATTGTCTTTGTTGTCGCCTTTATTATCATCCCCGCCGCCACCTCCGGCCTTGTTGTCATCACCTGTTTTTCCACCATCGACATTTGCATTGTTGGCATCGCCATCTTCGGCAAAAAAGATTCTTGTGAGTCCAAATAAAGTTCTTAATCCAAACATTTTTTTCCTTTCAATTATTTGTCGGTTTTTGCTCCAGAGTTCGGCAATCCCTCGTAGTGACGAGGAGCACAATCTCCGTTTCGGTCTATGGCTAACATAGCAGCTATACACAAACCTGCTGCTTTAGCTAAATGCTTTCTGTATTTCTCGGAAGTATATTTCTCAGTTCTACCAGCATACGCACCACTTGAAACGTAATAGGTGATATATGCAACAAAATCATTTGCTGTATTCTGGTCGTCAAAAGTTGTCCCCCATAATTCCAATGCTCGCACTACAGCGGCATGTACTTCTGTCTCGACTACTTGTAAGTTATCCGGTTCCATTTTTTTTCCTTTCGATTATTGTTGTGGTATTTCCCCCTGCGGAGGTTGCATTTCCATTTCGGCGGCATCTTCCATCGAAGGCATTCCTTCCGGCATGACTCCCAAGCCTACGATTTTATGTTCCTCATAATGCTCGATAAATTTATCTCTCACGGCTTTAGATGCGGCGTAAAATTCGGGACGGGCCATAAAAGCATCAAGCACATTCAAATGTTTCATGTGCATGTCTCTTTCGCTAACCGTTACTTCCCCAGGAGTCTCTCCGTCACCGAATAAAGATAGATTTTCAAGTTTGGCTCGGCGGTAATTCTGCCATGAGACTTCGTCTCCGACTGGAATATCCAGACCTTTTTCTCGAACCTGGAAACTAAATTCATCAAGTGTGAGAATTCCTTTATCAAGAGATTCTTTTAGCTCCAATTTCTGTTGTTCTTTGGAGATAGGAATCTCGGAGGCTATATTGATGTTTACTTCATCAGGACTCGGGATAGCATTTTTGGCAAGATTAATTGAACCAGTTTCTATATCAAAAGCAATACCGGCCAAAGAATCATCAAGATTATTAATCTCCACAACCTTCAATGAAGGCCAAATATCTCGACAGATTCCTAACATAGAACGATAAACCCCTGATACTGCCTCAGCGACATTTTTGGCAGTAGGGGTCAAGGGAATACCACTCGTTTCATACAACAAGCCTAATCCTGAAGCAGAGTCCACCCGCCCAGGAGCCTCCCCCTTTAACATTTCTGGCTGATTCGCGACATCATCCATCAAACTCCCAGCAATCATAGCCGCCTCTATATAGGGTTTTGTCAACGATGCAGGTAGCATTTGGCCTGGTTTTAGGTCGGGAACCGTATAGTCAGGTTCGTATGTTAATCGTTTAATTCCATCTTGTCCTCGATGAGCCTCTGGGGGTGTTCCAAGAGACGCAGGCCATAGTTGTATTCCGTATAAATCAAACTCGGCCACCGACTGAAAAAGGCTACTAAGACTATATTCTGCCTCGGTGTTCAAAGGAATCAGTTGGTCAACAAAGGAGCGACCATAAAACCCACCCACGACAACATCCCGTGCAATCTTTACCGGCATATAGTATTTACTTGCGGAGTGGTCGTGACGATACAACTGAACTAATTTCTCGTAAGAGCCGGCAAAAACGAGATACTCCGCCAAATACCCATCGGTTGTTTCTGTCCAGACCTCGACAAGCAAGGTGACATCCATCTGTGTCTTATCTTTTTTGGTATGCCGACCTTTCCACTGGGTCTCGACTTGACTCTGCCCACTTCTAATATAAAAACCCCCACCCGAATGAGTAAGAGAAGCCGTCCCCTGAAACCGAGAGGACGCATCCGCAGGCAAATCGCCAAAAGGAATCTTCAAATCTTCCATTCCCTTATAGGTTTTTGATTTTTCACTGGGGGTTATCGAAAGACCTTTTACATAATCCGAGGGCACATACCTCACTCGAATCAATCCCCGCACGTCAGACGGAGAAGATACATCTATTGGAATCGGAATCAGTTCCCAAGGATTAATAACCTCAATCCCTATACTATCCACATCTTCCACCCACAACCCAAATCCTATCGTGCCGTAATGAAGGAGTGGAGGAAAAGCACTAAGGGCTAATTTAGAAACTTTCTCCTGTGGAAATGCCGAATCCAAAACTACTTGAGCCGTACTCGCTTTCCTCAAGCCATCAAGACTTCTACCCCGTCTCGATACAGCAGGAGCCATATTTATCGACAACAATCTCCCAAGCTGGGCCTGATATTTTGCAACAATTTTCTCGTACCGAAACTTCAAGACCCCCGACCCATCCAAATAAGAGGCATTCAGGCTTCCATTTGCATAGTTTATATTCGAGAAATTCCTGATTCCCCGCATATAATAATGATTTATAAACCAATTTACCGATATAGGATTTATTTTGTTCTTACCGGCTGATACCAGATATTGAAAAATCTGCTCAACCTGATGTTTATTAGCGGCAGTATCTTTTGGCAACTGGAACTTGAAACTCATTAGTGGACTCCGACCTCCATTATGTAATCGGTATTTTTGGTTTTATCATCTTTCTTCTTCCCACCAGCAATCCCTTTGAGCTTACCCTGCGGAGGTTTAGCAGATGCCACTAAAGCCCTTAAGGTCTCAGGTTTTGAGTCTTTCCCGGCCACGACAATCAAAAGTTGCTTATTAACCTCTATAAGTTGGCTGGTAAGTTTAAGTATAGTTCTTGAATGAGCAAATGATTCTAATACAAGAATCCCGATAAAAACGAGTAATATATAGGTCAAATTATCCATACACCTTCCTTTCGATTTTATTATACCACAATCTCACTTTTTGTCAATATGTTTCTTAATAATGGCCTTTATCCTGAATAGGATATACCCGACAAATAAGATAAGAACCAAAATCTTCACTGTAAATATTATCATTATCCCACGATGTTTCTCTGGCCACGTACAACGCGACGGTTATTTGGATCAATAGCAGATTTACGGGCATTCTGACTCAAGGTATCTGCCATCTCACTCGTGATTTCCCGAGAAGATACCCCCGAAAGCAGGGGAATTCCTTTGATGATGGGAAGATTTCTGCGAATACGCTCAAGCAAACTGGGCCTACCTTTCTCTTTAACAAATTTCCCTCCCCGATTCTTCACTACATATTGATACATTGATAGGGTATCAATAACATCATCGTGAGGTAGTAAGGCTAAATCCGGCGTGAAATCCGCCGTCTGTTGATAGAGTTGGTCGAATGGCCACTTACCCGCGAGATGAGCCGGAAATTTTATTCTTCCTGGTCGGAATCTCCATTCCGTACCAGATATTCGCTGGCTCTTGGTTACCCGGGCGGGATATGTGATTGGGAAAACTCTCGCTCTCCAGGGCTGCGAAACTTTTTCTTCCATCTCGTCAATATAGTCTTTCACGGCCTCCGCAAAGCTCATCTGGATACTCACGGCCTCTATCCCAAGAACCCTTGGTCGCCAAGCCAATCCTTTCTCATATATCAACCGCAAGAGAGTTGCATCTTTGGCCCGACCCAACCACACATCCAGAATCCACAGAGTATTTGTGGTATCGAATCCAAGAACCATAATACAGGAATAATCATTATAGTGAGACAAACCACTCCCGTAATCAAACAACAGAATCCGATACATTGGCAACACAAGTTCTCGGAACGGCTTCTCATAGTCTTTATAAACCCTGTGGCCAGGCTCCATATACCGTTCCGTCCACCTTATCTTGCCGGTATGAGCCAGAGGATTCAACCAATCAAATTCCCCCTCAACACTATACTCATTCTTGCGGGGGTCAATCACCAAGATGCGGTCTTGTTCCGAGACCGGCTCATTCAGATATTCTGCCGAAAATGCTGACGGCCCTATCTCTTCTTTTCTGGCCTCAAGAACTTCTTGTGACCATTTCTCCGGCCACAGAACAGACACTTTTTTAGGATCATCTTTATCATACACCATCGCTTTCAAGATTTTACGATTCCAGAAATCAAATCGAGGGTCATCACTCGACACTGCACGATACAGAAAAGACCGTCTGTTAATTAAGGTTCCCACCCAATAAATAGAGGAACCGGACTCAAGCATAGGAATTATCTGGCGAAACAAAATCATATCAAACTTTTCCACGACAGCTTGAGCGGCGGCTTGTGAATCAGAATCCGGGTCATTCTCAGGGTCGTCAAGAATAAACAACCTCGGCCTACCGCCCCGCTTTTTCCCCATCACACTAAGCCCTTTGATAATCGCCCCATTCATCAGGCTCAACTGATGATGGTTCCAAATCTTCCGACCTCTTGGAGGTTTCATTTCCCCAAAGTCCTGCAAAATTAATTCGTTTTCGACAAATTGCTGTATCAATTTATCAAATCGTTCCTCGACCAATCTATCTGTGGCCAATCCGAGGGTCATTTCATAATGAGGACGAGTCAAGGCCAAAAGCAGAGGAGCCTCTATTCCTATAACGGTACTCTTAGCACTCCCTCTGGGAGCCGCAGTACAATTTCTGGCATGTTCCCCCAAATCAAAAATCATTTCGTAGTGGAAAGGAGGAGATTCCTCAAAACCGTTTTTATAAAACAACTTCCCCGTACCCGCCAAATAACACCTGCGGAAGAAATCCCAAGCCACCACCAAATCAAAAGGAGTCGATTGATTATGAAGTACAGCCAGCCTCGCTTGCTTCTGCCCATCACTCGACAACTCCCCATAATCTCTCGGTAGTGGCCATAAAGAATAAGGGCGTTTAATCCACATTTATTTTTGCCGTCCTAATTCAAACTCCCCATCACAAGAATGACAACGTACAGAATCCCCCTCAAGATAGACACCTTCTCGTGTAAACCATTCTCCACAATGAGGACATCTCACATCAATAACAGAGCGATCTTCCCACTCATGACTTTGTTTCATTTTTCAACTCCACAATGGCGGGGAGGGTGCGGATGACATCGAAGAAAGCTATGGTGGTGGCTATTCCTGCTGTCCATGCCGAGTTACCAACATTTGTTCCCATCACGATTTTTAGACTTGGCCAGATGCCCTCAAGATAGCCGGGCTGATTCAGAAGAGCCAAGACCATATCAGGTATCGAGGCTCTGTCCGCAAAATCCCAAGTCGTAGTCGAAGGAGTCGTCAAGGGTTCAGCACACAAAGAGACTATATGAAAGGCGACGGTGGCCAGCACAAACCCATCCTCCAGAACATATTTTTTCAGGGCCGTAAGTTCAACATCCTCCGCAGGGGTGGGCGAGAACATCTCGGGGTTTTCTTTTATCATTTTATTAATACCAGAAACCGTTGGAGCAACTCCTTTTTGTGCTTCGTTCATTTTCCGGCCCAACGACTCTGCTATACCCGCTAATGTTGGACTTTTTTCAGCGTCAGAATACTCGTCTATTTCCTCAATCTTCTGCGGAGGCGACCCCAGGGAAGAGGTCTCGGTCACAGGTTGGGGGGCGGGTTTGGATACAGGGATTTCCTTCTTCGGAGGAACATAAGGAATTTGAGTCTCCAGAATCGCTGTTTTTACTTCTGGGGACGGTTCCTCTTGGAGTCTCTCCTCCGTTCTGCGGTTCAGTTCCTCCAGAGTCAAGACTTCTTGGGGCGAAGGCTCGCCCGGTATCTCGGATGGGTCCTGGGGAATCGGCTCCGTCTGGTATTCTTTCGTGAATTTCTCGTGTGCTTTCGGGTCTTTGGCTCTGTCCCCTATCGCGGTCTCGATTGGGTTCGGTTCGGGTTTCTTTTTTGTCATTTTGAGTTTCCTTAATAGAAGATTCTATTTGTTTTGTCGGGTTCAGAATATTGGTGATGCGTTTGGCATGGAACGTGGTGTGACCCCCTTGAACATTCGGCATGGTCTGGGACACCTGTGCCGTATATCCCGCCGTCTCAGCAGCTTCCCGCAACAGTTCTCGCAAGTGCTTTATAGCCTTGAACTTAATCGAAAGATTCGCATTCTGTTTGGCGAGTACAAGCGTCTCCTTAATCTCCACCGAATAAGACCAGCCGAGTTCACGAAACATATTCGTGATGATAGTGGGGTCATTAAAACTCGTTATAGCCGCCAACACATCATCGTGACTCGGCTGTTCTGGTTTTTCAATTTCATTAGGCATTGTAGGACATCTTTCCGCCGAACCGTTTCACCAATGTGTCGTGGAATTCCTGACCGGTTTCAGCTATGATGCAGGGAACAGAACTACACGCTGTACCTTTTCCATCAAGGCCAAGTCCCGTCCAAAATTTCACGCTTGGTGCAAAGTCGAAATCGTCTTTTGTCCCAGTCACGATAAATGGACGACCTACAGAACAGACACAGACTTTACCGACTAAATTTTCGTTTTCGTTTGGCATTCTCATTTTACATCCCTTTCATTGGTTTTGCAAATACAGGTATTGGTTTGTCATAATAAATGATAAAAGTTGGTTTCTTTGCTTTTTTGGCTTTCTCGATTGTGTCGGCGGTTCCGCGAGATTGTCCATCCCAGAAGGCGAGAACCATATCACAGTTGTCAACTATCGTTTGATTGCGAATGAACCCCGCCGACTTGCCGTACTTGTCCCAGTTGGGCTTACAAATAACCTTCCCAAGTTTATGATTATTAGCATATTGTTCTCCTAAACTATCCACTCCTTTCGCTCCTCCTGATATAATGGAGACTTTATCCTCACGGTCAAATTGCATTGACATTACCGAATCAACCCAAACTTCAAGTAATGTATAATCGTCAAAATCTCGACCACCTACGATTGCTAACCTCATTTGTCACCTTCTTTCTGTGGAGGGTGGGTGATTAGTTTTTTTACCATCGAGGTATCTGTACCGGAAGCCGCCGCCATTTCTGCCAGGACTCGTGGGGACTTGGCCTCTTCAAGAATCTCGTCCGTGACCTCAACAAGATAACCTTTCTTGAGGAGGTGTCGATCCCGCTTGGCCCGACTTGCCGGAAACAAAAATCCTGGGCTGCCTGGGCGACTGAGTACGAACATGATCCTATTGAACGTGGGCAGAGAGAAAAAAGTCTCTTCCCCAATATATAAGGGTTTGATGCGTAGAGCCTTGAGGTATCTGAGAGCTACAAGGCGGGATATGCCAAAGGTTTTTTCGAGTTGTCTCAACTCAACAAGCTCTCCGCCTCCAAAATCATGTACTTTCGGTATTTCCATATCATTTCCTTTCAACCTATATTATATCAGATTTCGGAGATGTTTCAAGTGGTTTTTTTAGCTCGGGGTCAATTCCAAAATTCACGAGTTGATTATGCTTTCGGACTCGTTTGCGAAAATCTTTTATCTGCTCTGCTGTCCAGCCGATAGGTTCTATGTTTGGGGAAAGCTGCCCATCGAAATAACAATCAGCCACTTTCACTGACCATATCGCACACAAATACAATTTCTTGAGACATTCCTCATAGGAGATTTCCCAGTTGCAAATCATAAAGACAGTTATATCCCGAGGTTTATACCAAGAGTCCATTAGTAATTTCAGGGCTTTTCTGATTCTAAACTGGTCGAAGTATGCAAAATCCCACGCCAATCGAATTTTCTGGAATCGGGAGAACTTGAGAGCTTTCGCAAGAATGATGGTAAGAAATCGGTGATCTATCCCACATACGAGTTCGTAGTGGACAACCTTATTGTTTACCCTTACAGCCCCAAGCCGTTCAATTCTCTCAAGAGCAGTTGCCTGAGACAGTAGATTCATATCCATTATCTTGACAAGATTTCGCTCTATTTTAGGAATATGAAATTCAAGCATCTCAGAAGGTTCGTAGCAGAATGGACAACAATTTGGACATCCTTGGGATATGCGTATCCACTGTTCGGTGTCGTTCATTTTGTTGTAGGGGCCAGTAGAGTATGACCTAATTATTCCTCGTTTTTTCATTTTTGGTTCCTCGAAATACGGCTATGCAACTTGGGAAGGGGGCAGAGTTTTTGGCCCCACCGAATTTTAGACGACCTCTGATAAAACGAATCTCGTCTGCTTTCATAATGTAGTCGTGCCACCAGCGGGTATCCGTTCTGGAGGGAATCAGGAATACAACGAGTTTTCCTTTAAGACTTTCTTCGTAACCCTTTTTTATCCAGGCCGTTATTTGACGGCCATAAGGAGGATTACAAAAATTACTATAACCCCATTCGCAGTTGAGACCATCGAAAGTGGGATTGGTAGGACAGGGGTCAAATGAAAAGAGGAACTCAGTATTCAGTTCTTTAAGAAGGTCTGCTGGGGTTGTCCAATCAGATCGTGACGACATAAAGTGTACGTTTTTGTTCATTTCTGGTTCCCTTATTTAACCCTGCGGAGGTTGTTCCTCTCTGTTCATGTGTTCCTGGATTAGTTCCATCAAGAGGGTGCCCGGAAATGGTTGAGGGATTATTCGGTAGGATAGTCGGGAATTACCCTTAAAGATATGGAATTGATTTGTGTCAAAATTCATTTGGATGATGTCTCCAAAACTTACGTCCGGGGTCTTGGGGATGTAGAAAAAGTGATATGCTCTGGGGTCATCGTTTGAGATGACCGAGAGGACACAATGAGAGGCGTTGTGGGCGTAGCATTCCGTGACGTGCCCGATTATGTTGTTGTCAGTTTTCATGGTTCTATCTTAACACAACCTCCGCAGGGAGTCAAGTCTTTTTTTCTTTTTTTAAGGTGTAATATGTTTCTTCTATTTTGTTGATGTGGATTTCGAGGCCACAGGCATCACAAGATAGATACCAGAACTCGCCTGACCAACATTCATCAAGTAAGTGTTTTTCTTGGGGGCACATGAACTTTCTCCAGAGCCACCAAATCAGCTTATTAGCGAACATCTTAGGATAGGTTATGCCTCTGTATGGATTCATTTTTTGCTCCTATAATCGTTATATTCGTTATAGTTAGAACCCTTCGTAATAGACTTTGAATCCAGATTATCAGTCGGTTTGATAACCTGGGTAGAAAAGTGCCGTTTTGAGGTCGTGAGGTCGGTTTTTGCCTGCGGAGCAGGGGGGGAGGGGTTCTGATTGTCTGGATTATTAGCCTAATAAACCAGATTATCAATTCTTCTGTATCAGGGGTCTGCAAGTGGGTTGTAGCGGTTATGACGATTGTGACCTCCAATCCCAGCGTAAAACTTTGCCGTTGACTGTGTCTCGGATGGGGATACCTAAAATTTTCATTGATTTCTTGACTCGGTTTAGAGTGGCTGAAGAGTAGCCGAGGGCTTCGCCTTCCTCGAAAATTATTTTGGAATCGACCGGGCCTTCGGATAAAAACGATTCGAGCCACTCGGAGGCTTCGGATTGTTTGCGGGGACAGCTGGATTTTTTGGGTTTGGGGGCCAAGAGTTCGGCGGCTGTGTGCAGGACGGGTTCTTTTTCGAGGCAGACTTGAGAGTAGAATTCTGTTCTTTCGGTTCCAGGCTGCTTGACCGGGACGTTTATGAGACGGTAGGCAAGGCCGGTGTTGCGGCGGCAGAGGTTGCCTTTGAGCCATACCATATAGCGTCGATCTTCTGCATCAGGGTCTTGAGAGAAAAGCCAACACATCCGGGCGGCATTTTGTTGGCCTACAGAGCCAAGGAGTCGGAAATCGGCGGAAGCGTCCTCTTTTTTGTTGAGGTGGGTAATGCCTATCATGGCTAAATTGTAGTCTGCTGCGATTTCGCCAAGAGGTCGGAGAAAACTGCGGATAGCTATATTGTCGTTGGAGTCAGCTTTTGAACCCATATAAGAGGTGTAGGGGTCTATACCCACTAATTTTGGATTAGGGGCTGCATCAAGGACTTCCAAGAGCATATCGAGGTCGCCTGTTTTGTCTTTGGAGAGGTTGTCGATGCCTACAAGTCCTACCTGGCCGTCGTCCATTGTTATTTTTTTGCCCTTGAGGATACAGACCCGGGAGATGTCAGCTTGCATAGCCATGAGGCGGGGTATTATTATATCGCCGGGTTGATCCTCGGCGGAGAGCAGGATGCAATCGGCAGGTTCTCGGGTTGTGCCGGGAGGGTCGTCTATCCAGGGCCGGCCAGTCGTGATTTGGGCAATCATATAGAGAAGGAAGGTGGATTTACTGACTCCGCCGATACCCGCCATTATTGAGAGCATTCTGAGGGGGTAGCGGTTAGGCCAGAGCCAGTCGATGAACTCGACCTTAACTTTGTCGCCCCAGATAAAATCAGCTTCTTTTTTAGCTATACCCATAGGAGATTTATTTTAGGTGTCCCACTGTTCGTGTCGTTGTTTACCACAATGTTGGCATATCCAGCCAGTTACTTCACTTCGGGCTGTGTGAGAACGACGTAGGCAGATATAGTTGTGGCCTAACAGCCAGCAGAGGTACTTTCTTATATAGAGATTCTTAGTTTTCATTTTTTCCTTTCGTAAAAAAAGTCGGGGGCCGGGAAGCGGTCAGCCCAACCGACCCCCTGATACACGGGTTGTGTCCCGTATGATGTGTATGATTTCGATTACCTGACCGCATTCGTTCTTTCATACCATTCATTATAGCAGATTGGGGGAATGTGTCAAGGGTTATTTGCAGTCAGGACAAGGCATAGCTTTAGGCCCATCACAAGTACATTTCCTTATTGAGCTAATTGTATTAATCGCACATTCTGGCCGATGTAAACAATTCTGACTCATACTTTTCCCATTTTCTACTTTGTACTCCGGCATTTTTTTTGTGCCGTTGCAGGTGGGGCAGGGAATATCCTCGGCGGTAATGATATGACCATCAATAACTTTAAGGATTTTACCGTCAATGCAGTCGGGGCAGGGGTCAGCATCGGCTAAACCGCTTGCCTGGTCGAAAGTAGGTACTCGCCCAGAGTCGTTGCAGGTGGGACAGGGGAGGAGGGCGTAAGCCTGACGTATAACACATTCGGATTCTGTATCGGTAACACTTAATCGCACTATTGCCCGGTCGAGGAGGTGGCGGAGTTGGATGATTTGGTCTGGGGTCATGGGTTCCTTTCAGGATGTGAAACATTTCATGATGGAGACTATACCAGTTAAGACTAATAACCAAAACAGTAGAATACCATATAATCC